CTGTCTCGAGTGCGGTCTGCTTTTCGGTCTTGATGAGCGAGAGCTCTGATGCTGCATACTGAAGGGTTGGGATTCCCCAGAAGCCGTTGGCATAGCGGAAGGTGTTGGGGAAGTGCATCACATCCTGCCGTGGAACGTTCACCCGCTCTTCCACGCCATGCTCGCCGAGGAAAAGGATGTTGTAAGTTCCGGCAATTTCGTTGTAGCCGCCACACACGGCCAACCACAACGCCACGGGATCGCCAAACACGTCGCGCTCAATGTAGACGAAGCCATTGCCCAGTTGGAGCTGGTTGATGGTCACTTGCTCCCAAAGCGACGTGGCCGACATTACGGGGTTGGGCTCTTCTTGGAGCAGATAGTTCATGCGTTTCCCAAGCCCTTGCATCCACGGCGAGAAGTTCCCCTTCTCTCCATCTTTGCGGCGGTATTGCACGGGCATCACACCCATTGTTTTACTGCGAAGCTCGATGGCACGATGCACCACGCTGACCGTGAGGGCGACTTGCGGATTGCGGGCGTACACCACGCGTTCCTCGAATGAACCTCCCTGCGTCTTCTGCGCTGTCGTTTCGGTGGTGGTGGCCACGCTCTGTGTAGAGTGAGTGACCACCTGGCCACCTACTTCGCGGTGAAGGATTGGCAGCGTGCCGGTCGGTGAAAATAGTCCTAACATGTTCATATCTACTTTCCTTTTCTATTCGTTGGTTTTGCAGTCGTAGGTTTACCGACAATCTCCCACAACTCGCGGTGTTGTTCCAACCACGCCTTCTGTGTTTCGAGGTCGGCGTTGCTGTAGGATGCCGCACCAAAATGCACATACATGCCTTCGAGCTCACGCCAGTTGCGCCACCACAAGAAAGGTTTTGTTTTTGTGATGTCTTCCAACAGAGATGCCCCCGTGTCATAGAGGTTGTTGCGGTTGCCTTTTCCTCCAGGCTGCAATCCCCAGCAGCGTGCGGGGTCGTAGTATCGTGCGCCATGCTTTGTGAGCAACGGCACGTTCAGATAGCACACGTAGGGCAGCATGCGGTCGGACTCCTTGCGTCGGCCATGATAGAATGCCACACGGCCCGTTGCCGCGAACTTCTCATCCCACAAGAATCCCACGTCAGCCTTCAGCAGCACGTCGGAGTCCATCAGAATGAAGCCTTCGGGTATGAGTTCGAAGAGTTTCTGAACGCTCATCATGTGCTTCACGCTGGCAAAGTTTCCCTTGTAGGCGAGGTCTTCACATCGGTTTGGATATTTCTCCAGCTCAGCTTCGAAGTCCACGAACTGTGCCTTTCTGTTGTTCATCACCTTCACGCCTTTCATGCGCTTGGTGAACGGTCGGCTGTCGCTGTTGTCAAAAACTACGATGGCATAGTCTTCCCGGCAATGCTTTCGCACCGATAGGATGGCCGCCTCGGTCAGTTCGGGCGTGTTGTAGTGAATAATGGCGATTGTCTTTTTCATATTCAGTCGTTGTTTACAATGATTTGCGCGTTGAACTGGATGGTGTTTTCTTGCCTGTCAGCGTGGAATGTCTCACCGAGCACTTGGTAGGTTTGGCCGTCGTAGACAATGCGGCTGCGTGGGTTGGCTATGCAGTTCCAACGCATGCGGATGAGCACCACTCCATACACGTCGATGGCTCCCTCGTTCATGGCTCGTTTGCCTTTCACAAAGTCCACCGATGCCCAGACGGTGGCGGCATCTTCCCATTCTATGCCGTTGCCGTCGCGCCCGTAGTCGGAGGTGACACTTTCCTTTCTGTTCTGGATGGTCACGCGATGCTTCAAGAGTCCTGTCGTGTAGCTCATAACTTGCAATAGGGTTTAATGAGGAGGTCGAAAGTGTATGGCACGATGATCTGACTTGTAGGAGAATCTGGAGAACGGTGGGTGTAGCTCACGTCAACGAGCATGAGCGTGGCTTGCATTATGGGCGTGGGGATTTTTCCATACTCCTCGATGAGGTCGGCCTCCGTGCGACGTGTCAGGTTGAGGACGGCCTCTTCAGCCGCGTCGCCGTAGAGCTCCAACAGCGAGTCCTCGCAGTCGAAGTCGATGCGCGAGTGCTGCTTGATATAATCAATGGTCAGCCACTTCATCGCGGGCCTCCTTTCTGATGGTTTGGTTTCATTTCGTTTTATTTTTGCTTCTTTACCTTTGCGCGATATGTGTGTTTGGGTTTACCTCTGGGCAACAAAAAAGCCCAACCTCACGGCTGGGCTTGTCTAACCAAAAATTAACCACTAAAACATTCAACATAACTAAAAAATCATCAAACTACTAAACTTAAACCTTACAGATCATCACTCGCCACGCCTGACGGTGGTGTTATATTTCAAGGTGGAGTGGGGATTGAAGTTTACGGCTTTCACCTCGTAGCCCTTCGTGCCCCACTTCCACCAGAGGAAGCGGTGTTTGTATTCTCGTTTCACGGCTATCGCCAGGGAGTCGCGCACGGCATAGTTCAGCCGCCGTTCCTTTTCCCAATACTCGAAATCGGCCCATGCGTCGTGATAGCGAAGAATGGAGTCGCGTTGCTCGGTCAGGTAAACGGTGTCGCGTGTGACCATCCCCGTCTTTTGCAGACTCTCCAACTCCTTCACCTTCACGTCGATGTCCTTCAGCAGCTGGCGGTCTTCTTGCGTGAGAACGTTTTTGATTTTCTCTACCGTCACCACCTTCTGCGTCACCACTTCGATGCTGTCGCGGATGGTGTCGCGTTTCAGCGGTTGGTATTGCTGAGCCTTTGCCAGCTCTTCGCGCAGCCGCTCATTCTCCTTCTTCAGCCGGCTGTCGCACCCACCGAAGAAGAGGGCGCAGAGCATGGCAAAAAGAATCACAACGCCCCACATGCACATTGTTGTAAGGCATCCGCCTTCGGGCGTGTCTTCGTATCGTATAATCTTCATCTGATGTGTAGTATTTGTTTACGATTACCTTTCTTGTTAAACGAGATGTGGAGCCAGTTGTAGCCATATTCATCAATCAGCTGGTCGAACGGGAGCCCCGACTTCACAGCAAGGTCGAACAGCCGCTTGTTCTCCATCGTGGTATTGGCCACGGTGCGGATGTCAGCCGCCTGCCCCTTCATGTGCTGGGAGCCGGCAGCACCACCCACCAAGCGGTTGAGCCGTGCGCATCGGTATCCGCTGGTCACGATAATGGGTGCGCCCCAAAGCTCTCTGAGAGGATCGAGCACGTTGTCGACGAGTGCCGTCAGGTTCTCCTTCTCCTCCCCGTTCGGGAGATTGGAAATTCCCTTGCGCCTGGCAGTCGCTGAGCGCGTGAGTTCTTCGAGGGTGAAGTGTTTCATATATTATTCGCCACGTTTTTATGAGTTGCATTGCCAATCGAATATGCACCTCGGCACATATTTCCAACTACGTTAATATAATCAAGTGTTGTCGCTGCGACAGACACATTGCCACTCGCGACATTGTTCCCGACAATAGAAATGCCGTTTATTGTTGCAGCGGTCAATTCAACCGCCTTTGACATACCGCGACCGACGCAATTTGAAACTGAAATGGAATACAATGTACTTGAAGCATCGCACCCCAAGAAACCAGTCGAACCGCCTTTGCAAGTGTCATTGCAAATCGAAAATACATCTATCGTGTTTTTAAGATGTACGACTTTCCCCGTCACATCTTTGTAGGTGTTGCCACTCATAGTAAAATTCCGCACATGGCTCAATTCAACGGCATTCCCTGCGACATTGCTGATTTGGTTGCCGACTATCGAAACATTCGCTATCGGTGTAGTCGAATTGCCATTGAACTCTATCAGGCAATTAGAATAGGAATGCCCTTGTATTGTGTTGCCTACTATTTCAAACTCGCTTGCAAGACTGCTTGAACCTGTTGCCGAATAGTTGAATACAAAGCATCGTGAGTTAGTCCTGTCGTAATTCGGTGTCGTTGAAATTTCAATGTCATTGCCCGTAAATTGGAAATTCGCAAGTTCGCTCGGATTGTCAATCAATACGCAGATTTGCGCATAGGAAATATGATTGCCATAAATATTGCATTGGTGCATATTCAATTCCGAATCAATCAGTAACCCTGCGTTATTGATGTCCCAGATATTATTGCCCTCGATAATTCCATTGCGATTCCTGTTGCGCAATACTATCCCGTTTTTGATGTGATAGATAAAGCATTTTTCGATGATAGGTTGGAATGTGTTCGATATGACAATGCCCTCGCCTTTGGTCATGTCCGAAGATGTGATGCGCACATTTCGGATGACGGTGTTCGCCTCCAGTTTCTGCGCCTCGGTCAATGTCGAAGGCTCTGCCGTGACATTTGAACACGTTCCCACCATTTCGATAGCTGCCACATCCGCAGTCACTTTCAAAAGAGCATCATTGCCGTTGAAGACTTTCACAAATGCCGTATTCACTTGCAATGGTGAAGAAATCGCGTATGTGCCTTGCATGAGATTAACCTCCGCACCACTCGCATCAATGACATTCTGCAATGCTGATGTTGCGTCTGTCACTCCGTCAGTCGGAACATTAAAATATTTAAAAAGGTCATCATTGTTTGGCAAATATTTATACGCGACCAGTCTCGGTGTCGTTGTCGGTGGAGATGAGTGGCTTGAATTCCTTGTCGTAAGACCGACATATTTCGCATTGCCCATCTTATACGGCAGAACATCGAAATCAACAAGTGTCTCTCCGCTAATATAGAGATTCATGCCGATGAACGACTTATCGGCTGCAAACCATTTGGTCACCTCGCCACCTAATGAACCAGTATAATAGAGATGCTGCAACTCGCTAATATCTATCAACTCGGTGCAATAGTTGGTGGTCACGGAAACGATCTGACCGCTGCTGTTATAAGTGCCTTTTATCCCGAAATTATAATATGCCTCTATACCGTTTTTCAACCTGTCTTCTAAAACGGAATTCACGACCACTTTCCTGATTCCGAATGCTGACGGATAATGAGATGGTGGGGAAGAATGCGTGAGATTTCTTGATGACATGCGGATATAGACGGCAGATGAAGGAGCGTATTGCGTGAGTTCTTCATTTTCGACTTCTGTGTTCGCAATCCCTGCATAAGCGTCTGGAATTGGTTTTTTGTCTGCATCATAAAACCAACACCACACTCCACCAGAGCTTCCAGAATAATATATCTTATAGTAATCGTCTAATTTCAGCAAATCTGTAATGCAAGAATCGCTACTGGTTTTTATCCAACCACCATCAGTTTTGTCAATGTAGAATCCGTCAAGAAATGTGAAATTTTCATTCTCATAAATTACATTCGCAATTCCGCCACTTGTCACCCAATTGGCACTTCCTTCCGTAGGTGTCAAGTCGCTTGGCACAGCACCAATCTCCATCTGCTTCTGATTTACCAAATCAGTAATCATCTGAAACTTGGTTTCGGCAGTTGTGCCATTGTTGTCAATGACTGCCTTCTCGTGCGTGATAGGATAAATCTCTTTTGTCCTTTCACTGTCTTCATATATGTTTTTAATCTCTGCCATATTGCTTAATTTTTATCGTTACCATACAAAAAACTTCCTGTTCCATTATTACCAAATAACTGTCCACTTACTTGGTCATATAAGTAGCCAACACCATTTTTTCTAACTGGAATGCCATCAAAGACTAATTCGTCATTGACATAGACTTTCGCGCTGAAAATCCTTGCTTGCCAACCAGAAGAAAATGTCGGTGTTATATTGAAAATACCGATATTTGCACCGAATTGCGAAGAACTATAAGACACATTATTAGACCAAATCGAACTGCCATCCAAATACACATTTAGATAATTTCGATTATTCGCAATATCCATTCTTTTGGCTAAATCATGGATATTCGTGTTAGCCGTTCCTTTGTAAGTGTTATAGTTACATTCCCACCGATTAGCGTTTACTCCAAAATAGAAATCATTTGTTGCCCCAGCAATCTGCCGTCCCGATGTAGATGTGAATTGCACCCTTATTTGGATTTCGGCAGATGCAAATGTGCTTGGTCTGCTAATGCCAGTATCAATGTAGAATCCCGATGCCCCCGTGCTTTCAATATACTCCACCTCTGCATCATACGGAAGCGGTGGAGTTGGTGGCACAGGCTCACCCATGCTGGCCATCATCAGCTGTCTTCTGAA